AGCAAGCAACGTAGGTAATCTAGTAGCTGGTACAACTTATTTCATCAATAATGTTGCGTCAAACACTACATTCGGTGTATCTGCTACTCAATTGAGCGTACAACCTCAAACTCTAGCAGTATTGACAACTACAACTGGTCAAACAGTTAACACAACAGTTGGTTTCACTGACAATGGTTACAACAACCCTAACGGTTCTAACACAGCAACTAACGGCACATCATACGGTGTTGTCGGGGGTAACACAGCACAATATGCTAACACAGTATTATGTAATGTTGCTTTCGGTGTAGAAGGCACTGGTACACAAATTGCAGTTACAAACAGCGAAATTCTTGTTGGTGTAGATACTAACTTTGCTAGTATCGCTAATGGCACACACATTTTTGCTCAATACGGTACAACAGGATATGGTCCTAATGTTGTTCCAGGCACTGGCGCTCCAGTATTCTTGGGTGTAGTAGCAAATAATATCGGTAATGTAACAGTTGGCATCGCTAACACAAACGCAACAGGCAATATTATCGGTACAGCAGGTAATGCTGAATTATTCATCAATGGTCCAGTTGTATTTGATACATCATTCGGCGGTCTAACAGCAAATACAATATACTTTGTTAATTCAATTGCTAGCAATGCCGCATTCACTGTTTCAGCAACTTCAGGCGGGGCCGATGTTCAACTAACAAGCAATGCAAGCGTAACAGCAAATGCTATTCAACAACAGTTATTGTTAACTGCTAACGCAGCAGCACCAAGTAGTGGCGTCGGTGGTTATGGTGATTCATTCATTGAAGCATTACCAGAAGCAGGTTACATTGTTCGTCAAAAAGGCAAATACAAGTATCTAGTTCAAGGTACTGTAACAGGTATCTTAGGCGCAGCTTATACAGCTAATGTTGCTAACACAGCATTGACACCAAATACATTCAATGTGATCGCTACATACGCAAACAGTTCAACTCAGTATGTTCAAAGTCTAAGCGACTATCAATCTCAAGTATTCCCTTCTGTAGTAGCAGACGGTTCATTGACAATTGGTGATGTATATACGATTTATCAATCAGGTAATACAAACTGGACAGCAGTTGGTGCTTATAGCAACATCACTGGTATCACTTTCACTGCTACAGGCGTAGGTGGTTCAGGTACTGGTCTAGCAGTATTGTCTAATGACAATCCTGATGTTATCGGTACATTCGGTACAGCATACGCTGCGAATACATACCCAGGCACTAACCCGATTACTGGTCAGACTTCAAATGTCTCTGGCCAGCCTAATCCAATCGTTACTATCAACAACGCTTAATAGGAACATAAAATGGCGGCAAATCAACCAATTAGCATTCAAAAAGCAGAAACGGAGATTGCCGTCCTTAAAGTTCAAGTTGATAACATTGAACAAAGAGTCGGTGAAATCAAACAGGACGTTAGGGATCTAAAACATTCTATAATCAATAACACTGAGGTAACTCAAGCTATGATCGTAGAATCAAAACAGGCAAGTAGTGAAGCTCATAAGAGCATGAACGACAAGATTTCTAGTTTAGAAAAATGGCGCTGGATGATGATGGGAGCAGGTATTGCTCTCGGAGCACTAGGGCATAATTTCTTAGGAAATATACTGAAATAAAAAAGGGGCTTTAAGCCCCTTTTTTCATGAGTGATTTTAATTTCTCTTGTACTGTATCCATATTGACTGTACTAAACAAGCCAGGATGTAATGGCTTAGGATACAAACTCTCCCCTACCCAAGCATAACCACAATGCTCATCATTTAAGATAGGGATAAACTCATCTTGTATTTCACAAAAGAACGTGTGATACACAAAATTATGGTTTACAAACTTCTGAATTGGAATTAACTTAGCGTCTTCGGGAAATAGACCTATCTCCTCTTCGCATTCTCTGATAACACCTTCTAATAGTGTTTCATCATTCTCGATCTTACCCCCGGGAATCCCCCAATTACCAGGATTCTTACTATCTACACGAAGTAGATAGAGGAATCTATCAGTGGATTTGGAGTAAAAGAATACCCCAGCAGAGGTGTTTGTCATAGCGATATTATAGTATGTTTCTATTTAGATTACAATACTATAGTCGCCCTGATCGTACCATCCTTCGTAACTCTTCATCCAAACGCCTTCTGAAGGAACATAGCGATATTGGATTTGAGTAGTAAGATTGGTCACGTATTCTACGTCAGTAGCAGCTTGACTATCAAAAGCAACGAACCATGACATTGATCCAGAATCAAACTCAATGATATCGTTAGCATTAGCAACTAGACTACCCCATGGTACGGTAGAACTACCAGGACTACCGATATCTTCTACTACAATGTATCTGATGCCACTGACAGGACCGGGTAAACCTGCATTAGGGCCAATTACTAATGGATTGATAACACTGTTCACTGGGTCTAGTGTATTCTGAGGTAATGTATCAGGGTCAATCGTATAATACAACAAACGATCATCAACTGGGTCTTGCATGATAGTACCGACAATGTCCGTATCCATGAAAGGATTCTGTAACCATATCTGACTAATGCCAGGACGAACAGTGCCATAGACGTTTAATAAACTAGTCCAATACAAACTAGTGTTTGGTGGGGGAGGATCGTTCAAATCTTCATTGTTAGGGAAGAATGCTTCATCAGCGGGTAATAGTTGTAACTGATTACCAATCAACAACAACTTATATCCATATGGAGTGATCTTTTGACGAGTACCTAACAACAAATCGCTGTCTTGCATGTCTTGCAAAGCATTGCCTTGATAGATACTTGCAATGATCTTTTCGATAACACCCATCTTTTGAAGTTTACTACTTGTGCTTAACCAGATAGGGATATAGAATTTCCATGACATAATATCAATAGGGTTATTCTGACCCACAGGGATGCTACGACTAGTGAAAGTCAACCCATCTTGATAGACAACGCTCAATGAGGTCCAGTCAATGAAGTTATCTGTACTTTGAATTTCTAAACTGGGGTTAAACAATGTACCTAACTGTTCAATCAACTCTAGTTTTTGATTGTAGTTCGTAGTCCAGAAATCTACTGTTATTCTTAATGTATAAGGAACAGGCATCAAACGCTGAATAGTAAACGCTTGTCCCTGCGTAGTCTCATAAGTCTGTGTATCACCATTGTACGCACGTTGACGAACATTCAATGAATCAATAAATGTAGGATCTTGAGTTCTTTTTTGATCGTATTCTAGACCAGTGATGTAATATGTAATCAACGGTGCGCTTGGTAAGTTACTTGCTGAGTTATTAGCAATAACAGTAGCAGCTTGACGACTTTGATCACCGTACATAATAGGTACACGCAATAGAATATCATTGCCGTTAGGATCTTTACCCTTAGTGACTTGCCAATTACTAAAGATTTTCGCAAACTGAATTAAGAATCTGCGTACCTGATTGTCGTAGAAAAATTGTGCCATATTAAACCGGTGGTAATGTATCTGGTGCTAGTGTCAAGATAGAACTTAGTGACTGTGCTTGTGGTACAGTGCTTCCATCTGTCAATGTTGTTGTATTAGTGTTATTTATAAAGCCTGACAATTGTGACTGATTATTATCAGCTTGACCGAAGCCAGTACCAGTACGAACATTTGTAGAGATACGTTGCCATAACTGACCATCCCAACGATATAGTATCTGTGGGCTATAGTCAATTCGCAAGAAGTAATCCCCGACTTGCGGATTCAATGGGAAACTAATACCTGAACCAGTTGGTAATCCGTTAGGAGCAGTACCGTCGCCTGTTAAGTAACCTGCTGTATAACCGAATGTTCTTGGTGTACTACGAGCAATATATTGGAATCTAGGATCGCAATCAGCACGATAGTCCATAGTATCAGGGCCATATGGCTGAGTACCAGTGAAGTTCGGAGCATCAGGATCTTGGTCAGCAGTAGCGTATGTATTATCAGCCGTGCCATAAGGACCGGTGACAGTTCCAACTGGAGTTAATGAAACAATCTTCTCACCTGATACTCTGCCTGAACCAGTGCCTAGTTTCTCTGGAGCTAGAGTAATCTTTTCTAAGTTAACTTGAACGAATGAATCTAAACTAAGATTAGACAAATCCATGTCTGAAGTCATATTCCAGATACTCTTGATTGCTTGCTTTGAAATCTTAATGACAGGGCTTGCAGTCTGATACTTAGGACTCTTAACCATTTGAATCGTACCATAAGTAAACACAGGAGGACCTGACACGTTACTTGTAGTTACGTTAGTAGGTGGAGCAGGTTGATTCAACATACCTGAAAGCACACCGTTAGATTCGTATTCACCGTATGTAGGAACAACATACAAGTTGCTTTGATCATACCCTGAGCTAGGTAATAACTGTTCTGCTTCAGCAAGAGCAGCATCATTGATAGCAATATTTTTGTTGTAAGTTGTAAGAATGTCGTTCAATGTAGTACCCGTTGATGGTTCCCAATAAGTAGGGTTAGGTGGAGTGATGCCTGCAGGAACACTAGCAATCGATGTATAGTTTTGATCACCGAAGCTGATAACATATCCTGGTGGATAAGTTTGTGTGTTATCCCACTGACCAAGATAGTTATCTGTATCAGTAGGAGTCTGTAAGATTTGATCGAATTCTTCACTAGCAACTAGTTTCTCACACTTGATACGCCACAAGTGAGGGAACCATGTTTGTGTGAAACCTTCACTAGCATAGTTTCCGTCAGTTACTTGATAGAAGCGTTTTAATGCTACAGGGATAGTTTCATCTAGGGGATTGTAGTCTAACAAGTGAGGTAGTTCAATAACATCGCCCACCATCAACTTGCGACCGTACTGTTCAATCATGTCATTGTAGTGAACAGTAATGAAAATGATATCGTTGTTCAAGAACAGACCAAACTGACTCAAGTCAAAGTCTAAGTTTTGAACATTGTAATGCCCACGCAAACGATAGATGTTAGGATCATAAGTTCTATCTCTGTTTTCTAAGAATAGTAAGTCTTGAATGTTAGTAGGACTTTGATTTGCGTATTGGGGTTGAGTGTAATCAGTGCTAGGACCCTGATCAGTTGGACCTAAATACTTGTGAATATACAAGTCAGTGCCACCCACTGTCAATTGCTCATGAATTATGCGATCCAAGAATCGGTAATCGTTTGTTTTATTTGGACGGTATAGGGATAAACGTGGCATATTATTTAAGTCTAGTCAAGTATTTATCGTAAATACAAAATGACCCCCGAAACCTTTAACGATGCCAAACACATATTCTTGATCTTTCCCCCGGGGTGTGGTGGAAATCACCTAGCAAATCTATTAAGTCTGCATGATGAAATCGAAAATAGATTCGACAGTGACAACTACATAGATGAAATGTTGAATAGGTATAGAGTAAAATATTCAAAAATAGGAGATAGTCTTCATAGCCCACCTGCTCATTTTTCTGATCTTGAAAATCTGCAACCAGTTGAATTACAGAAATACACTCCTAAAATACTAGAATCAAAGCATAGGTATGTTTTTTGCTGTCATGCTAGTGAATATTGGGTGAGAACAAAAGATAAGTCACTGTCACCATTCAAAGATCAGATCATTGTGTTGTTTTCGGATCCCACAGAGAATAGGATTCTAAAAATACGGAGTAGAGCTGGCCCATGGTCTAAAGGAGAGCCTATGGATTACAGAAACAACTCATATACGTCCGAACTCTTTTGTAGTAAGTACAAAATAGACAGTTCCAAAGTCGTTGAATTTAATTCTGATATCTACTATACTCTAAGTGGGTTTGATTATATACAATCTATCGTCAAAGAACATTTTGGTATCGAATTGCCCGAAATTGCTAGGACAATGCACGATATCTACATGAAAAACCAGATAGACATGTATGGATCTAGAGCTAGTCCTTGACACTTGACAAAAAATCAAGAACAGTATATAATAGCATTTATGTTTAACAGGAGTATCCATGGCAACTAAAAAGACCGAGAGTCATTTCGTCAAAGCATTAAACCCAAAACATGTGGACACAAAGTATGTTGGTGACGAGCCATTTTACGCAGTTCAACCCGACGATGAAAATCGCAAGGGAGCATTGACACGCGGATTCACTTGGTACAATCACTTTTACAACAAAAAAGACGCTAAAGAACTATTGGCGCAGTATTGCGAACATCACGAGCGTCCTAATGACGCAAAAACCCTACGCAAAGTAGATGACAAAGAAGTTTTGATGACTTTTGGCTGGCTAGCCCGTATGACAATGCGCGGCCTAGAATTAAATGAGCATGAATTAGCAGTTTTGGAAAATGAAATTGCACGACTACTCAAATCAGCAAACAAACCCGAAATCGTAGAGCAAGTAGAAGAAAAGCCTGTAAGTAATCGTCCCAATGTTCAGGAGATTATGAAGGAAAAGGCAAGGGAAGCCGCAGGTGAACTTGAAGCGATGTTCGATGACTTCTTCACAGTAGGAAAAACATCATTCAAGACAGTTGATATCGTTGCGAAGTTCAATGTATTGCCCCAACACATCCCATTGATCGTTGAAATTTGGAAGCGCAAGCAAGACGAATTTGAATTGCTTTCAAACGGTGACGATGAAGTCAAAGAGGGTTACCCTGATCTAGGTAAGATCAAGATCAGAAACATTCTCAAGTTCATTGAGCAAGTGTTGGGTGAACTTAACAGCTACATTTCTATCAAGAAAGCAAGCAAAGCTCCTCGCAAGAAGAAAGCTGTGCCTGTTGAAAAGATTGTAGCAAAACTTAAGTACCTGAAAGAATTTAAAGATGCCGCAAACAAACTCGACTTGGTCTCGATCCACCCCACTAAACTTCATGGGGCGTCAGAAGCGTGGGTATATGATAGTGCCAAACGGAAACTCCACCACTATGTCGCCGACGAATACTCTAAGAGTTTCACAGTTAAAGGCAACACTATTCTCGGTTTCGATACAAATGCTTCCGAAGTTAAAACTCTCAGAAAGCCTGCAGAGCAAATTAAAGAAGTCATGGGTAGTAAGCCCGCAGCCCGCAAGTATTTCAAGGAGATTAAAGCGGTGTCTACAACGCCTAACGGACGATTCAATGACTCAATGATCATTTTGAAAGCATTTTAACATAAAGGAAAAATATGACACAACAAATCGACTTAAACAAATATCAA